GACCATACTGCAACTGCTAATCCTACACTTGGAATGACTAATTCTTACTTGACAGTGTCTGATCGTGGCATACGTAAAGTTAAAATCGATATTGATGACTATCTAAAGAATCAGCTTCTTGTAAGAAACTTTTCTACTGAAGAAGTTAGATCTAAAATGAGAGAACAAACAAATAGAGACTTTAGTGAGTTTACAGCATATCAAGTTGCATCTGGTGTAATGAATGCTAATTACGCTAATGCAGTGCCAAGAGAATATGGTAGAATCGCAGTAACATCAACATCTCAATCGCAGCGTGGTGTGAATCCATTAGGCCAAGTGAGCGGAGTTGCAAAGGTACAAAAATTTAAAACAGGTGAACGTAAAGTCAAATGGAATATCGTACCTGAACTTAAATTTAAAAACAATATTCTTGGTACAATTACAACAAATACTATTATTAATCACGATACATCGATGGGTAAATTTATTGGTACTGATGATCATGGTAGATTTAATGCACTAATAATGGATAATTCTGCTAAACAACAAATAGCAAAGAACTATTTTATTATGTCTGAGTTAATGAAGACAGTATCGAATAGTAATCATACACCTACAGAATTCGAAAATTATTCGTTAAAGGTTGTTGAAGGATACTATAGTCCAGAGACATATGGTATTGGTGCACCTGGTAAATTACAAGCAGAGAAGCTTACGCCTAATGGTATTTTAGATTTAAGAAGAAAAGGTCGAGCTTTAGTATTCGAGCTGCACGATCAAACCGGTAGCATAGATTTAAATGCAACGTTTGATTTGGCCAAAGCATGGAGTGAAGTAGGTTATTTTGACAAGCTTACATTAGATTATGACTCATATGATCCATTCGGTACATTAAATGCACAGATAATAATAGAGATACCAGACATAACTTCATTTACCGGCATTAGATTTAAGCGTGATGTACAGACACTCTACAATAATAACGTGCAATCTAATGATGCATTAGTCGAAATAAAGATATAAATAGATGAAAAAGGTATAACATGGCAAGACAACTATCGATAGAAGACGGAAACTTAGCTAGCTCGGTGCTTACATCGAGACAGAAGAGTTATTCTGATATAGACTTGCTATTTGATAAAAAGCCTAGTGGAGATATCTACAAGAAGCAAGAAGCGGCTGCAGTAAAGCAAGCTGTAAAAAATATAGTTTCTACAAATCGATTTGAAAAACCATTCAATATGACGTTTGGTTCTAATATAACAGGCATGTTATTTGAGCTTGCTCATTCACAAATGGATAGATCTATAGAACAAGACATTAGATCTACGTTACATAAGTATGAGCCTCGTGCTAAGATAATGGATATTAACATTGTTAGTAATCCTGATGCATACACGTTACGAGTTAGACTTACATTTAGAGTAATGACGACCGGAGAAGTTATTGATTTAGAAACTACTATATCGAGGTTAAGGTAAATGGTTACTACAATTAGATCGACAGATTTAGATTTTACAACAATAAAAAATAATCTAAAACTTTCGTTAAAGAATAATACAGAGTTTGCAGACTATAACTATGAGGGTTCTGGTCTTTCTAATCTTCTTGACGTATTAGCATACAACACACATTACAATGCATTGATAGCAAACATGGCATTGAATGAATCGTATCTGACTACGGCTCAATTAAGATCGTCTGTTGTATCACTTGCCGAAGCTATTGGTTATATGCCAGCATCAAAGACTGCATCTACAGCAACAGTAAATCTGTCAGTCAATACAGGTAATCTTGCCGGTAGACCATCTATTTTATCATTGCCTCGAGGTACTCAATTCAATACAACGGTTGATGATGTAGCATATACATTTGAAACACTAGGTACAGTAACTGCTACAGATGATGGATTTGGTTTATATGTATTCAAAGATAATTTAGGTAGAGAAGAAATTACAATAAAAGAAGGTGCGAATATACGTAAAACCTTTATTGTTAGTGAAAACTCTATTGATTCTGTATATATTATACCTGATAAAGATATTGACACTACTACAGCATTTGTAAGTGTATTCCTTGATTTAAACACAACTGTCTTCAATACATTTACAGACTTAAAACAAGCTGATACTATTGACGACCAGTCTAGATTATATATTTTAAGAGAGACACCTAATGGATTTTATGAATTATCATTCGGTGATGGATTTACATTAGGTAAATCGCCTGAAGCTGGCCAGAAAATAGTCGTAGAATATCTTTCTACAAGTGGTCCTGAAGCTAATGGAGCTATAACGTTTACACCTACATCGCAAATTAATGTGGCTACTGGAGCTGGTACTAATTCTTTTAATATAACTACGACTACAGTTACTAAATCAGTCTCAGGATCCAATGCAGAATCTATAGATTCTATTAAGAAAAATGCACCGTTCTCCTATGCATCTCAAAACCGTATGGTTACATCAGCTGATTATGCTACATTGATAAAGCGTAATTTTGGTTATTTAATTAAAGACATACAAGCATATGGTGGTGAAGACGCTGTCCGTAAAGAATACGGTGTAGTTTTTATATCAATAGTGTTTAAAGATGATGTAACTCAGGCAACAATAGATAAAACAAAAGGCGATATTCTTGCATTAGGTAAGCAGCTACAGGTTATTACATTTGATATTAAGTTCCAAGATCCGGATATTACATTCCTTGAAACAGAAGTACGCTTTCAGTTTAATCCTAAGTTTACATCATCATCAGTCCAAGAGATTCAAAGTAGAGTTGACGATGTAGTTACAGGTTATTTTACTGATAATACAGGCCGTTTCGACCAATCATTCCGTAGATCAAATATGTTAGCATTAGTAGATGACGTAGATCCATCAGTATTATCGTCTCGTGCAGATTTAAAATTACAAAAAAGATTTGTGCCATTCATAGGTACTACTGAATCAGTTACTCTAAGATATGCATCACCTATTGCAGAACCAAATGATGAAAGACCAGTTATAAAATCTGCACCGTTTTTTATAGATGGTAATAGAGTCGAAATAAGAAATAAATTAGATAGCTTTAAGCTTCAGTTATATTCAAGTGCAGATGATGCTGTATACGTGGATAATATTGGTGAATATGCCCCAGCTACTGGTATCGTAACATTGACTGGTATTAGAGTAGATAGTATTATAGGTGGAGTTAACTACATAAAAATATCAGCTAATGCAGCCAATCAATCAGTATCCTCGCCAGGTCAAAATCAAATTGTCGTATTTGATGAAGGACCATCATTCGTACAAGCAAATTTAGTTACAACGAGCTAACATGTCATTAGATAAAACATTACGCGATATTAATCGACGGGCTATATCAGTCCAAGATAAGAAGCACGTTACTGGGATCCTTCCTGAATATTTTCAGAGCGATTATCCTAAGTTTACATCTTTCCTTGAAGCATATTATGATTATGCTGATAGTGATTTATCGCCTACAGGCCTTATCGATGAATTATTTTTAAGTCGTGATATTACACAGGTTGACATAGACTTATTATCTTTTATAGAAGATGAATTATTATTAGGTCAACAGTTTTTTGAGGGATTTAAAAATAAAAGAGAAGCCGCTGACTATTCAAGTACATTATATAAGTCAAAAGGCACTAAGTATAGTATAGAACAATTCTTTAGGGTATTTTTTAATTCATTTGTAGACGTGATTTATACGAAAGAAAACGTTTTTATTGTTGGTAGTGTACATGACTTAGAAAAAGAAAAAGAAAATCATATAGCCGGTATTACGCCGTACGCTCCTGAAATTCTAGTTTCTGCTTCACGCATAGGACCAGATGATCAAAGGTATATTACTGATGATAAGTTGTATCAAAAGTATGCCTTACTTGTAAAATCGACAATACCTATAGACACATGGAGAGATGTATATAAATTATTCGTGCATCCTGCAGGTATGTATGTAGCGGGTGAAGTTCAGATTGTAAGTATTGCTGAGCCAGAGTATTTAGTTATGCCTCCTGGAATTGCAGATTCAGCAGGTCCTACATTTACAGGTATAGCAGAAGCTGCTATGATTGGATTTAATGCGACAAATCATATTGTACAAGACCTAGGTTCTCGTGTAGAACCGTTTACACTAGCACCTGTACAACTTGGTCAGTTCCCGACTAATATGACACTTGCTGCTTTTGATCTAAACTTCAATAACTTGGCGAACGTTCAAAACCCAGGATCTAATACATTTGATGATGATAGTACACCAGCCGATCCATCATTCCCTAGAATGTCGGCTGATAATACACTTCTTATGAATTTTAGTAACGACTTCTTCTAAAACTATTATAAATAGTGATAACTTTTAAAGAGAGATAAAATGGCTAGACAAAATATTAATACTGGCGCTACCGCAAACGACGGTACAGGTGACTCATTACGTAATGCCGGTAATAAAATAAATCAAAACTTCCAAGAGATATATGGCTTTTTAGGCGATAGTAGCCAAGTATCTCCGTATTTGTTTCTTGATTCTGATGGTATTCATTTTAATGGTGAAAGCGTTAATGTATTTAAAACTATTTTAGAAGTAATAGACCCTACTCAAAATAATACTATTACATTACCTGATTCAACAGGTGAGGTTGTTTTAGACACATCTGCACAAACATTGTTTAATAAAACATTAGCAGCAACTGCCTTGACTGAGCCTAAAATTAAAGATGATGATTCTAGTCATAATTATGAAATAGTACCTGGTGCATTGACTGCTAATAGACAAATTAATTTACCAAGTTTAGGTGACAGTGATACGTTTGTAATGGCTAAGCATGCACAGACATTAGAAAATAAAACATTAGATTCAGCAACTATTAACTTTCCACAGGTTAATAGAATCTTAGATACTAATGGTGCAACGGTCACAAAATATGAAGCGTTTCCTAATTCAGTGAATTTTATATCACTTGGAGGAGAAGCAACAGGATATGCGCCATCAGTATATGTAGATGGAGCAGACGCTAATATTAGCTTAGCATTAGGTGGTAAGGGTGATGGGGCAGTATTATTAGATACACGTGTTGCATTAACTAGTTCGACACAAACAGCGGATGGATTTGTAGACGCTGAGTTACCATTAACCATATTTAATTCAGCAGCTCCAATAATAGGATATGTTGCAGATGGTACTGTAATAGGTGAGCTTAAATACTTTGTAAATAATGGAGCAGGTACAGTAACAATAACCCCAACTAATTTTGCCGGTGGTGCAAATACAGCTTTTACTCAGCATCAGGCCGGATTTATAATATGGACAGGAGCCAACTGGCACCTAGCATCAAAACAATAGGATAGATAAATGCCAGCAATAGTAACAGACAATTTTAAAAGACGAATTATTGATACTCTGATCAATGATATTGACAGCACAGGTGTGAGCTATCACATTGCTGTAGGTAAATCTGAACCCTACGACTCAGTTGATGCAGTTGTTGATCCTATTCAAAACATTCGTGAAATACGAAATGCACAGCTTTCAATGCAATCAGTAAAAATTATTACTGATAGATCTTTTTGTATAGAAAGATATAACTGGTCACAAGGGTCAGTTTATTCTGCATGGAGTGATAATATAACAGAAATACCAGAACAACCATTCTATGTGTATACCGATGAACAGTATGTTTATGTCTGTTTAGAACAGGGTAAAAATGCGGCGGGGCAAGCTGTTACTTCTACAGTCAAACCTACTGGTACGGCAGATCATCTAATGACAGCTGATGGATATACATGGAAGTTCTTATATTCAATTGGTGCTTTACGTGAAAGTAAATTCCAAGCATCTAATTTTATACCAGTGAAACTTGTTGCCGGTGTTGATTCATCATCGTCTATTGATGATACTACACAATTTGGCATTCAAAATAATGCAATACCTGGTTCAATTGTTGGATATAGATTGACTAACACCGGTTCAGGATATACTTCACCACCTAATGTCGTAATACAAGGAAATGGTACTGGTGCTAAGGGTACTGCGTTTATTGACGGTGGTTCAGTATCTAAAATAGAAATGTCTGAATCTGGTGGTTCTAAAGTCTTTGGTACTGGATACGACTTTGCATCAGTTTCACTAACAGGCGGTGGAGGGACAGGAGCTTTAGCAGAACCTATACTTTCATTTAAGAACGGATTCGGTGCTGATCCACGAGATGATTTAAAGTGCACATCTATTATGTTTAACGTAAAACCAGCAGGTGATGAAGATTCTGACTGGGTTGTAGATAATGACTTTAGACAGATTATGTTAGTACGTAATATTAAAGACTCAGCAAACGGTACTATATACACAGGTAATACTGGTAATGCTCTTAAGATGATGAACATCTCAAGTATTAACGCTGGCTTTACAAGAGACCAAACAATAGAAGGTCAAACATCTGGTGCTAAAGCTGTTATCGATACATTAGATGCAAACTCACTCTTCTATCACCAGAATGAAAATACAGGATTTCTTACTTTTCAAAATGGTGAAGTAATAAACGAACAAAACGCATCAGGTAATGCTACTATTGATAGCGCTAATGTACTTAGTGCAAGAGATGTAGATCCGGCTACAGGCCAGATACTTTATATAGATAATAGAGCAGCTGTAA